AGGGTGAAGAGAGCGTACTTTTTTTGTACATAAGGTTTTTCGAGACGAGGATACTACATGGCGAGGCGAGGCGGAGAAAAACAGGGGGAAGGGGGCAACGGGAAGGCGGACGGTGGACAGTCGGTGCAGGTGGAGCAGGTGGCCACGGCCGACCTTATCCCTTACGCTCGCAACGCGAGGACGCACAGCGACAGCCAGGTGGCTCAGATCGCTGGCAGCATTCAGGAGTTCGGGTTCACGAATCCTGTGCTGATCGACGCGGACAACGGCATCATCGCTGGGCATGGCCGGGTGATGGCGGCGCAGAAGTTGGGGCTGCAGTCCGTTCCCTGCATCCGTCTTGGTCATCTCAGCGAGGTTCAGAAACGAGCGTACATTCTGGCAGACAACCGGATTGCCCTGAACAGCGGGTGGGATGACGCGATGCTGGAGGTAGAGTTGGCGGAGTTGCACGCCGACGAATACGACCTCGGGCTGTTGGGCTTCGATCCCGAAGAACTATCGAAACTGATGGGCTACGATTTGGAGGCGAAGGAAGCCGGCGCAGTTGTGGAGGATGAGGTTCCTGAAACTCCTGCAGATCCAATCACGAAGCCGGGCGACCTGTGGATTCTCGGGGAGCATCGTCTGTTGTGTGGGGATTCGACGAAGGCGGAGGACGTGGCGAGGCTGATGGCGGGGGCAAAGGCGGACCTGTGCTTTACGTCGCCACCATACGGGCAGCAGAGAGACTACACGGCCGAAGGTAAAGCAAAGGTGGCGGACTGGGATGGGTTGATGCGTGGTGTGTTTGCAAACCTTCCAATGACAGACGCTGGGCAAGTGCTGGTGAACCTCGGTTTGATTCATCGGGAGGGCGAATGGATACCGTATTGGGACAAGTGGATTGAGTGGATGCGGGAGCAAGGCTGGAGGCGGTTCGGGTGGTATGTGTGGGACAAAAAACACCCAATGCCGATGAAGGATGGTGGTCGATTGCTGCCGCAACATGAATGGGTTTTTCATTTCAACCGAAAGCCGATTGACTGCAACAAAACGATACCTTGTGTTTCGGCTGGCCGCGAAACGGGATATGGGCTGAGAGCCACAGATGGAAGTCTTGGAGATAGTGGCAGAGATGTCACACGATCGCACAGGGTTCTTGGTTCGGTGATTTATGCAGCAGCAAACGCTGGCGGATCGCAAGATCACCCAGCCGTGATGTCTCTTGATTTGCCTAAGCAGTTTATTGGATTGTGGGAAGGCAATTTATACGAGCCTTTCCTCGGCTCCGGCACCACGCTCATCGCTGCCGAACAACTCAACCGCAAATGCTACGGCATGGAAATCAGCCCGCAGTATTGCGACGTGATAGTGAAACGCTGGGAAACGCTGACAGGCAAAACCGCGACACTGGAGGCGAGGTGACGAATGATCCAACCAACCGAATCCACACTCCTCACGCAACCGCTTTCCCGCTCCGACATGCAACTGATCGGGCAGGCAGTCCGAAAGGGCTGGAAGATCCCGGACAACCTGCTGGCAGGCTTGCCGGCGGCATTGGTGAAAATTGTGGCAGAGGGCAAGCCACGCGACAAAATCGCAGCGGCCCGCGTTCTTATGAAGATGCAGGAATCAAACGCGGAGGCTGAGAAACCCCCTGCAGTTGTCGCCCACGCTCACGCCCACGTCCACCGCGTCGAATCGGAGTCCCCCGCAAATGTCAGCACCACCAGCAACCGAAGAGCGGCGCTGGCTGCTCGAATTGCTCGACTCCGCTGACAGCGCGGACGACCTGCAGGCTATCGAGGACCTGTTGGAGGCGGAGGAGCGGAAGCAGCACAGCACCCGCTGGGAATGCCGGACGCTGGCGGAGGTGGCGGAGTTCTTCGGGCTGGCCGTGCAGACGGTCAAACAATGGCGTACAGAGTCCCCGCCGATGCCGGGCGACGAAGGCCGTTACCCGCTTCAACAAATCGTGGCGTGGCGACTCGCAAAAGCCACCGGCAACGCCAGCACCACAAGCGAGGAAAAGCGGCAGGCCGAAATCGAGCAGATCCGGCTGCAGTCTGAGAAACGTCGAATCGAGAACGCCAAAAAGCGCGGCGAGCTCATCGAACGAGTGGAGATCGAACGAGACATGGCACTTCTCTGGTCCCGACTAGTTTCCCGCTTACAATCGCTCCCCGAGAAACTCGCACGACTCGCACCAGACGCAGCGAAGGCGGAAACGCTCCGACTGGCCACAAACGAAATCGACATCGCCCGCCGCGAGTTCTGCGACAGTCTGGAGGATTTGGTGTGAGACTATCCGCCATTGTTGCCCGCGATGCTATGCGGCCGCGTGTCCGCGAGTCTTCCGCCGACTGGCTCCGGCTGCACTTCTACGATCACACCGGCAGGGCGTTCGATGAACAAAGCGTCCCGTGGGTTACTGCCCCGCAGGGACCGTGCTGGGCATACGACAACCCGCAATTCCGCGCCCTGTGGATGCAGTGGGCGGCCCGTATGTTCAAGACGAATTTCGGGCTGGGTATGCTTATGAGAAGCATGGACACCCGCCCCGAAGAAACGATGTTTGCCACGCCCGACGAAACCAACTGCAAATCAGTATTTGGCCGCTTCTGGCTGATGCTGGAATACTGCCCGCGGCTTCGCTCGCAAGTCCCGATTCGGCAGCGGCAGTCAAAAACCAGAATCGCTTTGCGGCGTGCTGTCTGCCATGGTGCATGGCCGCGAGGCAAAAGCAGACTCGCCGACAAGTCCATCCGCATCGGCCACGGCAACGAGATTGATAAGTGGGTGCAAGAAAAAACGAGCAGCGAAGGGGATCCGCTCGAACGATTCAGGAAACGCGGCGCCGAACACCCGGACCGAAAATTTGTCTTCGAATCCACGCCATCAGTCCGCAACAAGTCCAACGTGGAATTCGGCCGACTACAAAGCACCAACCACCGTTACCACATCCCATGTCCGCACTGCTTCAAATTCCAGACAATCGAATTCGGCAACGGCCAGACACCTGGCGGCATATTCTTTGACAAACTCCCGACCGGGGCGACAGACCGTGACCTTGCCCGCCGCACAGCTCACTACGTTTGCCGGCATTGTGAGGGCCGCATCGACGACCTGCACAGGGCGTGGATGATGCCGCGAGGCGTCTGGGTTCCCGCAGGCTGTGAAGTGAATCATGACAAGGCAATGGACGCCCGCAGTCTGCCACCGGACGATATGTCATGGTTGATCGGCACACCAACCAACTGGGGATCCGAGTGGGGTTCGCAGCTCTCGGTTTTCTACGCCCTGTTCCACGGCTGGGGGCAGATCGTCAGCGACTTCCTCGGCAAATGCAAAAGCCCAGCGAAGCTCAGGCAGTGGATCAACGAGGACGCCGGCGAGACGTGGGAAGCGAGGAAATCAAAATCGACTCCCGAACGCATTGGCGAACGTCTGCGGACGCCTGTTCCCCGCGGCGTTGTCCCGGTCTGGGGCCGGTTCCTCACGGTCACAATCGACCAGCAGGCGGCGGAGGGCGGCTATCGTCTTTACGTTGTCCTTGCCCACGGCGACGACTTCCGTTCGCACGTCGTGGACTACGGGGCACTCAACACGCTGGAGGACGTTTGGGACCGCGTTGTCCTTCGCCAGTACCACCACGAGGACGGCGGCAACCCAATGGCCCCCATCGTCGTTTCCGCTGACAGCGGTTGGGACACCAAACGCACCTATGACTTCTGCAACTCGCACCCCGGGATGGTGCCGTGCAAAGGATCCAGCAACGACCTCGGCGGGAAACCGTACAAACTGGCCCCCGTGCAAACCAACGACCGCTCGGAGCAGATGCTGTTTCTGGTCAACACAGACTACTGGGAAACTGACCTGCAGGCTCGACTGGACGAACGCACGCCAGCACAGGCGGAGGGGCTTGGGCTATGCCAAGGCTCTGAAGGTGATATCGAATTCCTCGAACACCTGTGCAACGCTACAATTTCGGACAGCATCGACAACCGCGGCAACGCAAAACTGTTGTGGGTTAAGAAAAACGAAGGGGCGCCGAACGACTTCCGCGACGCGCTTCGGTACGGGCTGGCGTTGGCTGTTGCCTACGTCGAGGAGAACGGCGGGTTCCCGCCGCGAATGGCAATTCAAACACAGAGGAGCAGAATACATGGCGGGGAAACAAGACCAGACGGCAGGCCGTGGATTTGAGCGGCAGCCACACAAAGCACCGGAGCCACAACCGCAGCCGGCACGCAACGAGGAGATTCAGCCGTGGCGACGCTGCCCGATATGCTGGGACCGTGCCGGCGGACATGGGGTGGCGTACAGCACACAGGGGCAAACGCGATATTACAAATGCTGTCGCAGTAAATCCCCCGATCACCCACCGTGCGGGCATACGTGGACCGTCCGGGTGGCTCTAAACGTGGCGACGCTGGAGCACAAGGTGGTTTCCCTCGACGGTCTGCGGTAATTGGTAACGCTGGTATGTCATGACACCAGCCGGCGGCTATGCTGGCCGGCATGACTACGTCAGCCCAACTACTCGCAGCCGTGAATACTGCAATCGTGCAGACGCTCACGGCACAATCTTACTCCGTTCACGGCCGCTCAAAGCAGATGGCGGCGTTGCGTGACTTGATGAAGGCACGCGCTGAGTTGATGGACGAAGCGGACGCAGAGGCTTCTGGCTCGATGGTTTCGCTCCTCTCATTGGAGCAACCAACCGCGTGAACCTGCTCGATCGCATCATCGGATACGTTGCGCCGGCAGCAGCAGCCCGCCGGCTTCAGGCACGCGCTACACTGCAGCAGATCATGGCGATGAGTGCGGCGCCGAACAACATCTACCCGCAGGCAAAGACGACCCGCACCAACAAAGTCACGCTCAGCGTCTACAAAGAAAACGAAGCCAGTTCAGCCGTTACGGACAACCTGCGAGCGCAGTCGTGGCGACTGTACCGCACCAATCCATCCGCTCGCAAGATCGTGCGGACGCTGCAGAGCAAAGTCATCGGCCGCGGGATGCACCCCGAGCCATTGGCAATGAACGCAGACGGCACGCCAAACGAGGCATTCCGCGACCGCTGCAAAGAGTTGTGGAAAAGACTCAACGCCGGTTTCGACTCCCGTGGATTGCCGGCACAGGGTGGGCAAACGCTGGCTGGATTGCAACGCGTGGCCCTGCAGGCTGTTATCCTGTCAGGCGACGCCCTGTTCCGGATGAAGCCGATCACAGAGGCAGATCAGAAACGCCGTGACCTTCCAATTCCACTGACGCTGCAACTCATCGACTCTTGCAGACTGGCTGACGAAACTGAAGTTGTTTCCGCTGAGATCCCAGCCGGATCCAGCCTGTTCCGCGGCATTGAATTGGACGAGGAAAACCGCCGCACAGCCTACTACATCCGCCTTCAGCCGGCTTACGCATCCGCCAACCAATCAGGCAACGCCAAACGCATCCCAGCAGACCAGATGGGGCACTTGTACGTTGAGGAAGACATCGACCAACTCCGCGGCGTGCCGTGGTTTTCTGCTGCATTGACTCGCACGCAGGACACTGCGGATCTGGAATACAACGTGCTGAAGTCAACCGCATTGGCTGCCTGTGTTGTCGGAGCATACGCGAAGCCGACCGGGGCGACAAAGTTCGGGCTGAACGCATCGAGCACCGCACCGGACGACCTGACGGACGGCGACGGAAACACCGTCACCAAACTTCAACCCGGGCTGCTGGTAAACACCGGACGAGACGGCAAGTTTCAACTGCACAGCCCGAACCAGCCGAACATGAATCCCGAAGCATTCGTGCAGCACCTTCAGCGAGGCACGGCGACCGCGGTACCGGGCGTCAAATCTTCGACGATCACA